TTATTTGTTTTTACATTGAAATAAATATTCGTTATAAATAGTATTTATATCAAGATGTTTTTTCTCTACTTTTCTACAAAAGGCTTTTAACTTTTTTATTTCAAGCAACTCTGCGAACAACTTTTCAACAGCGCTCTTCTTTCCTTCCACATAGCAAATATACTTAAAATCATTAAAGCTATATTTTCTCATGACATAATCTCACAACTAATAATATCTTCTATATTAATGTCAATTATTCGTTCGTCAAATCTTTCAAGTGATACAATGTGTTTTTTGATGTCAATGTGGACAGGAACTACATACTTGTATCGCATATGATGATTATTCTTTAAAAACAATACTTCTATCGACCAGTTACGCTTAAGTGCATCTGCTAATACTATTGAATGCTCTAAAATGTCATCAATTAAATTATACATTTCTATCACCTCTTAAACACATTATACGAACAAACGTTCTTGAAATCAAGCGGTAAATAGGATTAAAATAAAATAATGTTTGACTTTATATAATACATGTATTATAATATAAGTATAGAAAGGAGTTGAGACAGTGAAGGATGTTTTAGAGGAAATAAAAACAGTCCTCGAAATTATCACTCTTGCAGTAGCGCTGATAACATTACGCAAGAAAGATAAAAACAAGGACAAGTAAATTCAGAGGGGTGAAATTCCCCTCCCTCTATTAAAAGTATATCACGTCTTTCATAAATTATGAATAAATATATCTGGGTTATATTAATTGTTATTGCTGTAAATGGGTTAGCTAGCTACTTTCAAAACACTGTTCTAACTGTAATAGCTATTCTTGTGACGTTATCTTGCTTAGTATATCTCGTAAAAAGGAAGTGATTTAATTGAAAGAAAAGACAACTTCTGATGCGCAGTTGAAAGCAAACAAAAACTGGCAAGAAAAAAACAAAGAACATGCAAATTATTTAAAAAGCCGTTCAGCTGCGCGATCTTTTATTAAGAAAAAAGCCACTTTAGAAGACTTGGAAGAACTAGAACAACTTATAAAAGAACATAAGGTGCAGAAATAATCTTTTAGGAGATTAACCATTTTACTTTTCTGATTTAAAAAAACATTATATAGAAGGTGGCTATAAAGATGGAAGAATCCATTCACTGTCCGAAATGTTCTAATGATTATATTGATACTTTTTTAGTAGTTGAAGTTAATGAAGCTTTTTTTAATTGTTGTGAAATAAAATGTGACAGAGGTCACAAATTTAGACTTGCGGTATTTACTCCAAAATCAGATTATCTATTTCAAAATGCGATTAAATCATTTAATGAAAACAATTATTCCGAATGTTTTCTTATGCTTTACTCTGGATATGAGAGTTATATGAAAATGTTTGTTTCTGCTTTTTATTACCATCTTTTACGCGATATGGATGCAGTTGATAGTGTTCTAAAAAGTGTTAAGACATCCGAGAGGATTAAAGGAGCATTTTTTACTGCTTATGCCTCGTTATTTAATGAAATATGTAGTGATAAAGTCGAAAATAAACATACTAGTCTAAGGAATAAAGTAGTACATCAAGGTTATTTGCCTAGTGAAACTGAATGTTTGAATATGGGAAACGATATCCTAGACCTTGTTTTGAAAGTTAACGATAAGTATTTACAACTATCTCTTGCTTCTCAATTGAAGATTAAAGACTTTTTAGACTACAATCGTTACCGAATGGAGCATAAACTCAAAAAATATGACATTTCTTTAAATACCAGCCGCCCATTGGATCATCTCCCCTTAGACAGAAATATAGGCATATATTCACCTGGTTCTCAATTAGAAAAATTTCCCGAAAAACCATTTTCGAGTCTTATTGAAAAAAAGTAAACCCTTACATTGCAGTTAGAGAAGCTAATATAATAAATAAACTAGTAGCTTATACATTTTTAATTTTAAAATTGTATAAGCTACCATTTTTATTCCTCAGTTAATAACTTACCAATTAAATTTTCTTAACAAACTTCGTGTTAGCAGTGAGATAGTAACCAGATTTCGTCTTCAAGCGAGGTGTCCCGCCTTTCGTTTTCCCCATCCCAGAAATCGTGAAGACTGTGCCTGGCGGAAATGTTCCGCCTGTTTTATGCTTTTCAGTAAAGTCTACTGAATTGTATAGATCACACTGTACTAGTGTTTTAACTTTTCCTGGGTTTTCTGTGTAGTATGTGTTTTTGCTTGCTGGTGTGTGTGGTTTTCCTGCTTTTAACTTCGCTAATAATGTTGTGTTCTGCGTTGCTGTTCCTTTGTAATCCTTAATTCCGTATTGATTTGCTAGTTTTTTACGATTCGCAAAGCTTGAATCCAGTTTATTTAAATTCATATAATCTACTAATCCTAGACTGTTCGTGTTCGCATTTGCGCTCGGTTTAGATGAATTACTAGTACTAGCTCCTTTTCCAAAAGTATCAGTCCCATAGCCTTTATAATTAAATTGAAGGTGCGGATTGTCTACAAATCCAGACCAATCACCGCCCCATTCAAATCCAAGGGACTTCGCTTTTGCCACAAATTTCTTGCATTTATCTGAACGATAAGCGCCCCAATCAACAGTTTTACCTTTCGCCATGACAAAGTCTAATGCTTGTCCTACCAGGTGATAAGAGCGCATTGTTTGAGACGCTCCGCTAGCAACATTTGCGGCTTGTTGTTCTTTCGTTCTAATTGTTTCGTAGATTAATACTTCAATTCCGTTGTTTTCGGACCAATCTAGCAACTTTCTCGCCGCTGCTTTTGTATTGTCTGCTAACTTATTTACATTCGCTAAACTTCTACTATAATAGTAACTTGCCATTACTTATCATCCTCTTCATTTTTATTTTTATTTAGTACTAACTCACTGTCACTAGCTCCTGATGTTGTAGGGTCATTTACTACGCCTAACACACCTAATAATAGGAATACACTGTTAATCATATCTAGTGCTTCTTTGTTGATTGTGTCAGCAGGAATTGTTACGCCGAACCAATTAAGTACCTGCTGTACTAGCACTAGAATCAGCGGGATAACTGACACCCAAAAAACCTTCGATTTCATTCTTACTTTCCAGTTAATTTTCATTATTTTTCCTCACCTCCTTTTCATTTCCACAACATCGGAGCAATTGTAATTATTGTTGTAATCACTGCTCCAATAAGACCGATTATTGCGACAGTCACGCCAACGTCACTTGTTTTTGCCTTTGTTTTTGCCCTTTCCTCATTCTCCGATTTTGCTTTAATTTCCGTTAATTCGATGTCGTGATCATGTAAATGAATCGTTGTATCACTTGCAAAGCGATCTAATGTTGTCGCTGTTCTCTCTGTATTTTTTGCAATTTGATCTAGTGATATCGAAAGCGGAATAACAATATCTTTTAAGTCGCTTAAGTCGTCACCTAACACATCAACTTTGTTTTCTATTTTCTCAATATCTTTTGACACATCTATCTTCAACTTACTTTCATGCTCTAGTAGTTCTAATCTCGTCACATATCCTGCTTGTTTTTCAGCTTCCAAAGTTCAAAACCTCCCACACCCGCTATGAATAAATTAAAACAAGCGCTCAAACCGTATCGAACTGGGAGCAACCACTGCGACTGACCTTCTGCGCTAGCAGATGCGTAAAGAAACAAAATGAATACTCCTACGATTCCTCCAATCAGCATATTGATATATTTTGCTTTACTTGTTTGAAATATCGATATCAAAATCAACACAGAACTGACTATAAAGAATAGTCCCCATGTGTCCATATTCATCAAGTCATCCATCAATTTATACGTATCGCTTCCTTCTGCAACTGCATCACCTCTGATAATCAAAAATGCACCTGTCGCAAAGCTGAATAGAGATACTTGTAAAGAAAAAAGAATACTAAAAACATCTTTATAGCTCTTATTCAATAATTGATTCTTTAAATTGATCAACCATTTTTTCATTCACTCCACTTCCTACTTTTTGACATAAAAAAATAAGCCGAATTGGCTTTAATCTAAAACATAAAATAATTGATTTAACGCAAAATAAGTAATACTCGTTTCCGCTGGTATAAATCCCATCGCGTTACTTGATGAAGCATGAACACGCCCACCACTCGCTTTGTTTGTTGGTGCGTAAGCCATCGCGGTTTTCGTTGTTTGGACCTCAAAAGGAACAGAAGCGAAAGCATTATTTGTAGCAGTCCACGCTGTTGATTTTTGAACTTGGCCGCGGAAGATAGCAAATCTGATTCCAAAAACACATACGACTCTGTATTGAGGTGTGTTACTTTCCGCTATTGAATATCCGGAATTCAATATTAGGTTCTGCCACGGTGTTGAATAAAACGAATCTGCATCAATTGAAAGCTTAATATTTCCATTCTCATTAAACTGCAGAGATTTACTAGTTAAAATAGAATTTCCTAGGCTACTTTCCCCGGCAACATCGATTAGTTTCTGCGCAACTTTGTATCCGCCTAATGTACTGATGATGCTTTCTAATACTGCCGACCCTATACCCGTAGGCAAATATGAAGTTGAATTGAACCCGTCATCATTCATTTTGACAGTTCCAGTGTAAAGATTATCGTCGCTATCTTTGTAATTTATGTTATGAATAAATTCCGCACCAGTAATGCTACCACTCTTCACATCACCAAGCTCGGCAGTGATAGCGGAAAGTTTACCCACACGCAATGCGTTGTAATCCAAAGGTAATTCTACCCAACTATTCCCGTTCCAAGTAAAAACACCAACAATTGTTTTAGTGTTTTCGTCTATTTTAAACCATGTGTCACCTTCGACTGGAGCGCTTGGCTGAGTTTTATCAAAAACCGGTTTATGATTACTAACTGATTCAATCAATGCATTGTTCGCAGCGGTAATCGCCTCTTCTATTTTTCCGTTAATTTCTGGATCTGCTTCCTTAATATCTAATGTTTGACTCACCCATTTTTCTCCATCCCACCTTCTCAAAACATTTGGTGTCACACTACTATCCATCCACAGTAAATCGGTGGTCGGGTTTAACGGTGCTTCACCAGCTACTATTGCATCATTAATATCTGTTAATGTTATTTCCGCTGCTGCTCTAATTGTCATTATCCAACATCCTTTCTTCTGGCATAGCATAAATACGATTGTATCGTTTGCCCGCCTCTCCTTGCCCTAAATTTAGCTGCATCATTCGCTTGCCACTTGCATCAAGAAATGGATACGCTCCTTCGCATTCGTTAGTTGAACCTTGTGCAGGATAGTATTTTTTTTGAAAAACATGATGATAAACTAAACTATTATTAATCATATCCCAACACCAAACTTGATTTTTATCAGTGCCTGTAAAACTCCCTCCGGCTGACAAATACGCATATGGAAACATTACATGCATTCCTTGCAACGTATATAAAGTAGTTGTAAATCCACAGTCTTTTGTCCTAAATGTATACAAAGGAGCTATTTTCCCGGCAAATAAATCAGACTTTTTAAAAACATTAATACTTAAATTGGAAACGCCTGGACTCATAACTACATAGTCGCTTGTTTTATCGTATGTTACTCGGAAACCGTCAGGCGCTTCAAGTTTAAATGCCATCGACTCATCGTAAAACTGTTCTTTCAAAGGGACATATTTAAACATTGCTATCGCCTTCTCCGCCTGGGGCAATGGTGTTACATAATAAGACCAGATGTGCGCCTCACCAGACGAAGTGTCCACGCCAAACATAGTCCCATGTCCTCCGCCGAGAACATACATCATATCGACGAAAGTACCATCAAGCGTAGTTCTATAAATATTGTATGATTGTTGTCCACCGACTTTACTTTTTTTACTTCCGTAATATTCTTGCGACCAATAAATGTAACCATTTTCCACGTCTATTTGCGCACATTGCATAACCGATAAATTTACTTCTATCCCAGCAGGGAATTCGCGTGGAAGTTCAGCGTACATATAACTTTCTTCTTCATTAATCATTAATATGCTAGCTTCACTTCCTTGATTGACCGAACATCTAATAGTTGCATTGATAAAAACGTCTTCTCCAGAGATATTAACAACATTACCTACGCCTATCTGTGCTTCTTCCCAAACTAAGTCGTGTGTACCGTCATTGTTTATCTTCTCCCAAATAAAATCACCACGCTCAATACCATTCGTTATGTTTGTTTTCCCATCATAAACTCTTGCAATAAGTTGTGTAGTGCCAGCGTTATTTTTAAAAGTAGAACCACTAGTGCTAAATAATTCTACTTTCCACGTCTTCGTTTCTTCTATTTGTTTTTTAGCTTCTTCAATTTGTGCTTGAAGTTCCCAAATAGCCAGCGGTGTGACGTTTTCCAATTCGATATAATCACCAAGTACAACCTTGTTTTTAGACGGATCACTAAAAGAAGTTGTCTTTTCTATGATTCTTGCAGATAAAGTTATATCCATGTCCAAGTCGACTACTCTTACTGTGTCTCCAAGTGTGACTTGGTGTGGTTCATAGCCTAACATCTCTGCTAGTAATATCACGTCTACCTCATACGTAGATAAAGGATGATTAACTTTTTCAAGCTCTAGTATCGCCCAATCTTTTAAAGCTTGCGCATTTGTTATTGTATCTTTTGTTATGACACCTTTTAAATATTCTCTGCCATCGTTATACAGCCAGTTCGCTTCATCATCATAAATGTAATTTAAACCATTATTAACTGATTTAATTGTCAAACCATCTTTACCAAGCGGGATAAGAGCAGTGTACATCGTTTTATCAGTTGTAATTCGTTTAAGACCTTGAATGTCTCTTGCGTACTCAAATCGTTTCGCAGTATTGCTGCCTCGTTCGTCAACTAAATCAAATTTATAATTAATGATTTGACCACCAAAGCTCTCTACGTAAGCATCAATTTCTGCTTTATATTCTGCAATAACTTGTTGTAATCCAGCCTGAGCCGTTATATTGTCTGCAAATTCAATAGTGCGTATTTGTCCAACAAATTCTCTCTTACCAATTGACCATCCTGTCTGTTGTAAAATATATTCAAGCGCCATATCAGCTCTTATATCAGTCAGTAATTTATTTGATATAATAGTTGCATTTAAATCATAAATAAATGCATTTTCTGCTGTTGCTTTGATGTATCGTCCTTGCATATTTAACCCGTTTTCAGATTCATAAATACGAAACAATCGTAACTTAGCTTGTTCGTCTTCAAACAAAATATAATTACCTTCGTGAATATGTTCAGCCATTTCATGTTCTGCGGGGATGGTAACAGTGTATGTGTCATCAAAGTTTTCAAGCTTCTCATTTCTCTCATCATCCCAAAAAGGACACGAAAAAGGCATGTCGTTAGATAACACGCCTACAGTTGTTCTTTGTCTATTTAGAATTGTTAACATTCTATACCTCCTCTCCTAATATGTCGTCGGTCTGTATTCTATGGACCACTCCGCTCCTTCACTGAAAGCCACTGGAGTTTGATAGCCACCAAAAAACGAAGGAAATGAACTTCCGATTGCTAAATTTTCCATGAACACTGAACCATTTTTCATTATGACCCCAGCTTCACAATCAATCATAATTTCATCACCTTTATGAATAATAACCTCTGGATTATTTTTAATATCTGCCTCTGGATTAACTTTTTGTACAACCAAGTCACAAAAAACAACATCATTGTCTTTGTAAGTTTGATTATTAAAATCTTCTGGAATATCCATTTTTGCCATGTAAATTCCGATGCCTGCTAACTTAGTAGCAAATTTGTTATTTGAGTCTTTCCATTTGTAGGTTCGTTTCCAAGCTTGACTACCTTTATCGTTCAATTTAACTATTTCCGCAATAAACAACTGTCCACGCTTTTCAATAGATAGATTAAAGTACGCATCTGAGAATTCATTATAGTTATTTCCGACTTCATACGTCGTGTTTATTGTTTTCCAAACTTGCTTAGTCTTTGTTTTACCTTTTTCTGTATACTTCACTGTTTGTTGTACTTTTTTTGAATAAACCACTTTCGTATTCTTTTTCTTAACTACTTTCCCCTCAGTTGCAGCAAAAAGGTATCTATCTTTCGTTGTTCTCCCAATCTCTAGTCCCAAATTCATAGCTCTCCCATTTTGGGCATCTTTAATCATAAATTTACCAATGCGTTTGCTATCTTTGTCTAATAAATACAATTCTATTTTTGTTCTAGCGCGTGGGTATTTTTGAGTAATATTTGCCAATCGAGCGGTGACTTTCCAATTGTCTAATTCTGACGTCAACATTCGTTTCATTACAGGACCTCTCCATGATTTGTAAGGCGCGGTTTCTGTTTTTTCACCATAGGAATTTACACGAATGGTGTTTATAGTTTGTTTAAATGAACTTGTTTTCGCAGGCTTACCATTTTCTAGCTCCCAAGTAATATTACTTTGCCCAATACCATCCCACAAAGTCATGTCATTTGCTCTATCGGACAACACGTTCTCATACATTTTCACAGCTGTTTGTCCTGTATCGGGGTCAATATCAGCCCCTAGAAATATATAATCATCATCTGTTGCAAATGATAGACTAGTTAAATCGTCGGTTGCTATCGCATGAATAATTGGACTTGTTGATTGTGAACCCGCCACCTCGATTATAGCCGGGCTTTCTGGTAAACTAATTTCTTGTTGTTCTCCATATCCACGAGGATCACTACATATAAATGTAATGGTTGTTGTATAATTATCTGTCTGTAATTCCGTTAACTCTGCCATTTGGGCAAAATGACCGTAATAAATCCATTCTGGTTCATCATCAAAGATTATTTCGCTTTCAAAACTATTAGTTTGGATGATTAAGTTATTAAGATCGTGTGCTATTTCTACTCGTTCAGTTTCCGATTTCCCCATAAGCGTAATATTAATGTCAAAGCTTCTAGTGCCAACGGAATTACCAAAAAAGTACCCACCGATTTTGGCAGGTACTTCTTGCATATTCTCAGTTATATTGATTGCATTTCTTTTGATATTATTAACAACTGCTGGAATGTCATTGCTATGAATTCCGGCGTACGTAAATCCTATTCTAGTCACGTTTTCTAACCCCCTGAACTCGGTCTTTTCTACTTATACGATTGTTCTGCATTTTTGTAATTGCAGGTTCCACTAAACTTCCGACCTTATTTGTGTCCATGTATACGTCACTATTTTTTTGAAGTAGTTGCATTAAAATCTGATTCTGCTGTTGAAGCAATAAAATCATGTCAGAATTGTCAGGACTATTGACAACAACACTTCCTCCATCGTTCATTCCAATGATTTCTTTTGTTTTTTTGATTAATTGAACTGCTCGATTTTTCCGAGTAAGCGGTATGACTACCTCCGGCTTATTGTTCTCAGCAACTTCTATCATTTCATTTTTGTTTACAAAACCACCATTAGCAAATCTACGATGTCCTCGTGGTCCCCAGCCTCGTTTTCCGTAGGGAAGGTCGTTTCTCCATGATGAGTTATTGAAGAACGCCAGCAACTGATCATAACCAGAAAAAATATTATTATGACCTTTCATTCTGTATGCGTTAAAAGTCTGCGGTATATATTGAAGCAAACCTTTAGCTGGGTTGCCTGATAATGTATTAACATCCACAACAGCAGATGACTGAGTTATTTTTTCATTCCCGCCAGATTCACGATGAATTTGTGCAATAATGCCTTTTAATTCACCACCGGACAAATCCACTTTCATGGCTAGAGCCACTTTCTTAATAACACTAGACCACGCCGAAGCACCTTTCCCAGCCGGTCCTGCCACTGGCGCAGTTTCTTTAAAACCAGACAGCATTTTCTCCAAAGGTGCGCCGATACTGTTTTTTAAATAGTTCAGCATGTCAGAACCTAAATTACCATCGTTACCCATTTTAACGCCAACAGACAAGCCACCAAAAAGTTTATTTAAATTTTTGATAGGATGCGCTGCCCAGTCAAAAGCTTTTTTAGAAAAATCAACTACTTTTCCAGCTACCGCTTTTGTCCCATCCCAAGCATCACTTAAGAAATCATTGATCGTTGAATTGCCACTTGCAAACCCGGGTAATGTTTTACCAAGTCCACCTTGCATGACTTTTTTCGAATCTGCATGATTCAAAATTTTAGTACCTGGCGCAACATGCGTTATTTCTGCACCATTCGCACCTAAAATCTGAGCTTGTGCTTTGCGTTTATTATATGCAATCTCAAATCCTTCTTCGCCAGCCATGATTTGTCCGGATGCATTGTTAGAACCTGTGTAATCCATTGCTAACTGACTACCATATGAGGTTCTTTTGCTAGATGATTTCGAAGTTTTAGTATTATTGTTGTAACCGGCAGGCTTCCATTCTGGAATAGTAAGTAAACTAAAAAACTTTAATACTTTATTTATTCCCCCTGTCACAGAGTTGATTACACTAGCCAAACCTGCTTTGAAATTATCCCATTTTGACAGCGACTGACCCGTTTCCCAATCAACCTGTTTCAAATGACCTGAAGCTTGTTTTTTTGCTTGGTCAACAACACCAGTGTGCATTTTTTTCGCTTCACTAATTGTTTTATTCTTTTGGCTCTTAGCTTTTCTTACAATATCATCATGTTGTTTCTTAGTAATAGTTCCGTTTACATAGTATTCTTTATCAGCGGCAGCGACAACTTGTTTGTATTTACTATTTGCTTCTTTCACAGCACCGTCTTTGGCGCGTTTAGATTCTTTTACGACTTTTGAAGCTTGTTCTGTACTTAATTTTCCACTACTGTCTTTCAGTTTTCCTAAAATTAATTTTTGCTCTTTTGCAGACTTACTCAAAGAACTAACCACAGCAGTTTCTTGTTTTTTAGATATTGCTTGAATTTGATTACTATATATTTGATTACTAGTTTTACGTTGATTTGCAGCATTACGTTTGATGCTCGTAATTTGCTGTTCCTCCGAGGCAGTTAAAACTCTACCTTCCTTTGCAGCTTTTGCGTTAATTGCTTTTATGTCTGCTTTCTCTTTCTTTGTAATATCAGCATTTTTAGTAGCCATATCTTCATTTAGCTTTTGAATTTGTTCGTTGTTTTTCTTCACTTCATCTAATGACAATTTTTGTATTTTTGCTTGCTTCTCTTTAACCGCTTTTATGTCTGCTTCTGATAACATGCTATTCTTTGACAAAGTATTTAAATTCTTATCAGTACTTTTTTTAGTCTTCTCAAATAATTTCTCGACTAGCGCAACCATCCCATTATAATTTTTGCTAATTTTATCAGATGTTGATTTAGTGATTACATCCCCGGACATTTCCAAATACTTTAATTCAGAGATTGCGTTTTGAGACATAGTTTTATAAGAGTTTACATTTTTTGCTGTATCTTTACTAATACCTTTTCCGGAAATATCCGTTTTCAAAGGATTAGCAAACACATCTTTTATAGCCGCATATCCTGCTTTCGCCATTTTAATTTGATCGTTAATTTGATTAACTGGATTCAATAGAATAGGATGTTCTTTTGCTGAGAATGAAAGTGCATCCCAAATCAAATCGAATTTAGCTTTATATTCAGGGATTTCCTTCTGTATTTTTTTACCGAATGCCTGCCCAAATTTAGTTCCAGCAATACCTCCTATTGCCGCACCTACAGCTGTTCCAATTCCTGGAGCAATTGCTGTTCCTATAGCGGCTCCTGCTGCCCCGCCAGCTAAGCTCCCACCAGCGCTACCAGCTTTATCGCCAGCATTTTTCTTATTAATACCAATAAGTTGTGTTGCAGATAATGCAATTCCTAGACCAGGTAATGCCTTTCCAACGCCTTTCAAACCAGCCCCGATTTTTCCGAATTTGCTATAACTCGCAATATCGCCTGCCATATCAGCTGTAGATAATGCTTTTGCTCCTTTGCTTCCTTTAAAAAATGAGCCAGCTTTACCTAAGAAACCTTTACCTTTACCTCCACCGACTGGCAAAGCATTTCCAGCAAGTTGAGTAGTCGCAGCATTAGTTCCAGCAGCAACCGAGTTTTCTGCTAACGCGGCTGTTAGTTTCTTTACAGGTGAGATAGCTGCTGCTGCTCCTTTTGCAATAAATCCAAATGCTAGTCCAGCCACCGGAATCGCTACCGCAACTACACCTGCTGTGGAGATAACTGTTTTAGTACTATCATTCAATCCATTAAACCAATCGGCTGCTTGTTGAATATACTTTCCTAGACTACGTAATACCGGTGTCAATGATGTTCCTATGCTTATTGCAAATGTTTCAATTGCACCAGAAATTTCTTCAATAGTACCTTTCAAATTATCCATTTTCATTTTAGCTACATCGTCTGCAGTTACTTTACCCATTTCGGTGCGCATTTTTTTAATTCCTTCTGCGCCTTCACGATAAGCAATATTCCCAGCGCGAACTGCATCGGAGCCAAACATAGCACCTAGCGCCGCACTGCGCTGTTCAGAATTCAAGTCTTTTAGACTACTTTGCAATAAACCAGATATTTCTTCTGCTGATTTCAATTCCCCATTTGTATCGTAAAACGCGGAGTGAACCGCTCCAGTAGCAACTGTTAATTCTTCAAATTCCTTGTTAACTTTAGAAGCGCTTGCCTTTGGACCTGCTAAACTTTTAGCTAAATCTTGAATTTGTCCCATTAATTTATCTGTATCGTTAGAAAGCGGTTTTACACCATTTTCTTGCAATACTTTCATGGCAGTTTCGTTGTCCACAATGCTTAAACCTAGAGCATCAAATTGTTCCCATGCTGCCTTTGTTGTAGGGTGTAATCTTTGTAGCATAGTTTTGAGAGAGGTCCCCGCATCGGAACCTTTTAAACCATTTTGTGCGAATACTGCTAACATTGTAGATGTATCATCAAATGACAGACCAACGCCACTCGCAACAGCAGAAACTTGTTGTAAAGACATCTTCATTTCTTCTACACCAGTGGCAGAAGCATTTGCCGCACCAGCTAGAATGTTTGCCGCATCCGCCACGCTTAAATTATCATCCTTAAATGCGTTTAAAACTGTAGCCGCGATTTCTGCCGCTGAAGCTAAATCTAACTCACCCGCTGTTGCTAATGAAAGCGCACCTGAAAGCCCGCCATTGATAACATCTTTTACTGAAAGACCTGCCTTTAAAAGTTCTTCTTGTGCCTGCGCGGCTTCTAAGGCGGAGTATTTCGTATCTGCACCTTGTTGAATAGCGAGTTCTCTTAATGCATCTTTATATTGATTTACCTCGCCAGGGGACATAACAGAAAGAGTATTTGACATTTGTTGTTCAAAATCAGCCGCTTTTTTGGTAGCAAAACCTAAACCAAGCGCAACTGGAGCCATATACAAACTTCCTTTTTTCCCGAAGGCGACAAGCTTATCACCTGTTTCATTTAACTTTTTTTGATACTTGTCTAAATCTTGAGTCACCGCTCCCCACGGTGAACTTTTAACAGCTTGCTCTCTCTTGAATTTCTTATAAGATTCTGTCGTAGTATCAATCTTTCTTTGCAAATTATTGTAATTTGCAACTTCATTGTTTACTGCTTTTTGTCCAGCTGATAAAGCTTTTGGCATTTGTTGTAGTTCTTTGTTAAGTTTGTTATACGCTTTTTGATTTGAGTTGACTTCTTTTTCCGCTTCTTTTAATTCTTTTTCAGTTGCATTGCCAGATTTAGAAAGCTGTTCAAAACGTTTTTTTGACTCAGTCAACGTTTTATTAGACTCTTTCAACGCTCCATTTAAAGAAGCATTTCGTTTTTCTAAATCTTTAAAATCGTTTTTAGTTTGAGAAACCATTTTGCTCTGAACAGATAACTTTTTATTAAGTCCATCTAGTTCTGTTTCATAACGAGATAATGTTTTTTCTCCTTTGCCAAAGGCTGAAAGATTTGCTTTCATTTCGCTATTCACAGAACCGAGGGTCCTTTTCAACCCTTTCATTCCCTCGTCCACTCTAGTAGCATCTAGGTCTAGGTTAATCGACAATCCTTGAAGTTTATTCATTATTTACCCCCTTCCTCGATTGACATCTTGATATTGTGATACAAAGTCAACAAGTGAAACTTTGTTATTTTCTGATTTTGCTTCTTCTTTTTCGATTATCAGACGACATAACTTTTTGTATTCTTGATCGTCCGTTTCTCGAATTGTCCAGCCATACTCTTTCATGCAGTAACGCCTAATTGCATCGAGATCGGACAAAAACTCGGTAAGCGTTATTACTTTGCTTCTTCGTCTTCGTCATCTTCAACATCATACTCTTCTGGTGAAATTTCTCGAAAGACAGACACCAAAGTATCGTTTAATTTTTTGGAAGGAATATTTTTTTTAAGAAAATCCACACTCAAATTCTTATCGTTAAATAATTTAACTATGAATTTCAACTGCATTTCTAGAATCATCGTTTTTTTAGGATCATCAGAAGTGTTAATGTATTCTCTAATTTTTTCTTGCATTTTCCAGTAGTCTTCTAATTCAATTACAGAGGTATCTCCTCTCTCGTAAAGCTCTTTCTTTTTTGTTTCTTTGTTAAAAATTTCTAATTTAATCATGTTTTCTCCACCTTTTTTATAATTTTTGTCAATAAAAAAAGAGTAGGAGTTCACCTACTCTTAAAATATTTTATCCTTCGGGTACTGCTGGTGTTTCAACAAAACCAGGAAAAGCCATTTTATAAATTTTATCTCGGAATTCTTCGCCCACAGCCATAGCAAAAACGTCCCCAGCGTCATTATAAACAAATTCGCCAGTGAGACTAGTTGCCTCTGGTTCCTTTGGTTTATCCTCAGATGTGTTTAATTTAACGTCATCTTGTCCATATTTTCCTTTTAGTAAAGCAAAGAATACCGGTTCCCCTCGCAATGTTTCACTTTCCATCACGCATGAAGCGTATGGTGGATTAGTGTTTTTCCCAACAGTTACAATACCATCTGCGTTCTTTTGACGACCTAATAACTCTTGTCCTAATTCGAAAGGTAGTTCCATAATACTAATCGTTTGCTTAACATCACCAGAACCTTTTTTGGAAATGTAGTACGGACCATTGGATGCAAAAACTTTAATAGCCTCTGCATCAAGACCAGAAATATCCGCTTCGACCGTACCACCTTTTTTATTCTTACCATTTACTTCTACTTTTTTTGTTACTTTTTCGTCTTTTTCATCAAAAATACCGAAAGTCGCTTTTTCAAATCCGATCGTTGTAATCATTTACTTCACTCCTATTATTTTTATTGATATAGCTTGTATGGCAATCCACTATATTTTCGTGCATCTACAAATCGACCTGTTTCTGGGAAATATTCATCTAATCCGCCAGCTAGTTGCCCAAATCCTATTTGTTTCATTTCTTTTCTAACTTCTTCTTGTATTTGTTTAACAGTTAATCTATCGTCAGATTGTACATCGATTTGTACTAAAAAATCTTCCCACATAGCCTCGTTACTAGAAAAATTAGTTGGTACTGGAACATCTAAAGGAATGATTAATAAGAAAGTTTTGTTAGAATTACCCGTGCTTGGAAAATCATAATATTTTATTCTCTCTTCGCAAGTAGTGTGAATGATATCGTTTTTACTTAATGTCGTATATATGATGTTCAAAATATCAATCATAATTTATCACCTATTTTCTTCTGTACAATTGCCCTATAAGCTCTTTCAGATATTCTTAGTGACCTGGCAACACTACCTGTTCCGGCTGGTGTGATTTTTTTACCATTCCTTGTATAACCATACTCGTTGAGATGAATTATTTTGTACCTGTCTTTAGGACCTTTCCAGTCAATCTTTATACTTCTTACCCCATTGTCATACGAAGGTTTTTCTATATTAATCTCATCAATCGATGCACCTGTGTCTTTAAATTGAACAAATTCACTTTTAAGCGTTTTTGCAACAAGGGCTGCGCCTGCAATTAAAGCAGGGTCTACTAATTGTGGCAAGTTTTCTCGTCCAAATATACTAACTAACTGTCTTTCCAACTCTTCTACCCCAGTAACTTCTACACTCATGTTTGAACCCCCAGAAGCACATTTACAAAGCTATTACTTTGCAAGTCTGGGCTAACATCAATCACATTAAATCTTTTGCCCAAATAGCGATAATCTAATATCTCTACATAATGTTTGTTACTAACTGTATATTCACCTTTAGTGTCTCGAATATTAATTGTGACAGCTTCTTTTGTTCCCGTGCCATGTAAAATTTCTAAATCTTTCATGGATGGTTTATAAACTTCTGCAAAACATTCGAAAAGAGTAATCTTTTCTATTTCACCAGGCTCAGGACCACTTACCGGCTGATATTCAAAAAAAACAACCGGAGTACGTAAATCGCCACTCTGAACTTTTTGAGGTTTAAACTGAAACTTCATCAGATTCACCACTTTCATCTGCATAGAGAGAGAAGCCTAAGCTAGTTATTTGTGATTGAAAGTTTTCGTTGAAGAATTCTATCGAATCATTATACGCATATCTAGTACGATCAATGACCAATTCTCTTGCCCTAACATGTTCATCTACATTAAACAGCCCGCATTTTTCTTGTAAATCAGCAATAGAAAAAGATAGCAACTCTTTTAAATTGCTATCTTCGCTATTGTGAGAAATGTGCATACGCTCTTTAAATTTTTTAAGAAGGTCATCTGATACTTCCATGTACAGCACCTACTTTTTTTTATCTTTTTTTGGTTCATCCAATCGTTTTAAAAAAGAAGCTCCCAAATTGTCAGCGACTTCATCTGCACGTTTTACAGTCAATTCAATTTCAGTTCCTTTTTCATATACTTCTTTTGTTTCTTTGTCTTTGAATTTCTTTAATACTTCAAATTTAGCCATTTACAATCACCCTTCCGGAGTTTGATCTGTTGGTTTGATATTTAATGTCCACACAGCGGCAGCTTTTTCGTCTTTGGCTTTACCATACGCAAATTGTTTTGCAGCATATAAGTTAAGATCTTCAAATGCAAGCGTTTGGTCAAAAGTAGAAATATTCAATGCTCCACCAACAAGTGCATCATAACGTTTTGCAACATAAGAAATAGCTTTCTTTTCTGGAACGAATAATGATTCAATGATATTTAAATTGTAAGGCAAAGCAGTCACATACACACCGTTTGCATTTAAGCTTGTGTACTGTTTTTTTACGTCCCAAGCATCTGTAGGATTGACTAGTAACGTAACTTCACCAGCTACATTTAGCGGCTTGCCATTTTCTTTTACGGAATGATATTTATATACATCTGTTAATTCATTAACAGTTACCTTAGAGCTAACAAATGTCAGTGTTCCAGATGCAACTTTTTCTGGATATACACCATCTACTACGTTAGTGCCTTTTCCAACTTTGCGAGTTAGACCAACAGGTTTATCTTTACCATCACCAATAATAAACGCGCTTTCTAACGCCACTGCGAACGCTTCTTCAATTTGAGTAACTACAAAACGTTTCACCCATACAGGTCCAAAATTTTCAAGGTCTTTAGGAACTACTACAAAAGCGGTTAATTTATTCTGGATAGATTCTTCTTCACTGAATGTAGCATCCAATTGTCCTTTGATTTCACCAAAGATTTTGCCCCACACAGCAAGCCCACTAGTTTCGGATTTTAAGAACTTAGTACGTAAACCAGTCGTGCGCATTCCAATAGATGCAAGGAAAGGATGTTCAGTTGTTAAATCTTCAAAGATTTCATCAACGACTGTTTGTGGTAGCAATGTTTCTTCTTTGTAACCAACTTCTTTATTAATATCATTGAAGAATTTAATTTCTTCATTCGTGATATTTTTGTCTGTTCGGCTAGCTGAAATATACTGGTCCGCCTCTTGACGCGCTTCTTTTTTGGCTTGATCCATAATATCAGCAGCCATTGCATCTACCATTTCCACATAAGCCTTGTTTTGAATTTCTTGTGTCTCTTCGTTTTTAACAGCATTGACAAAAGCTGTTCGTTTTTCCTCGTAATTTACAAGGTTGTTTTTTAATTTGATAGTCATAATTTATTTCCTCCTATTTTTGGGTATTAAAAAAGAAACCGTTTTAGCCCATTCATTTCTGGCTCTTCTGGTTTCTTTTCCTGTTCAGTGATATGTCGATCCAAAGTTTTCCCATCAAGTATCACTTCATTTTTTAATTTTGCAATTGCATCTTCTACAATGCTTTGAATTTGTTCCGCTGATAAAGATACTTCTAAAATTGATTGTTTACCATTAGTATCTTTCAGTCCCCTAACTTTATCTAATGTAGCTTGTGGTAACATGCCGCCTGTACTTGCTACTAATTTTGGTGCTTCGCTATTTTCTTGAAACATCACACCATCCGCTAATCCTAGTTCTACAGCCTGTTGAGAATTTAGCCATGTTTCTTCCCCCATCATATTTAACAGTTCTTCTAATGTTTTTCCCGTTTTCAGCTGATAAGCATTAGCAATGGATATATTAGCATTTTGAGCAATTTCAGAGGCTTTTTTTAACTCTCTATAATCACCTCTCCCACCATATTGAACATTGTGAATCATCATTTGACCAGTTGGAGAAATTAATACTTCATTTCCAGCCATCGCAATTACAGATGCTGCACTTGCCGCCATTCCAACAATTTTTACAACTACATTGCCATTGTATGATTTTAATGCTGTATAAATTTCACTACCAGCAAACACATCTCCACCATTGCTATTTATCCAAACTTCAACTTCACCTGACGCATTTACCAAGGCTTCATTGATATCATTTGCACACGTAGCTTCCATATCCAGCCAATCATAAATCCATTTGTCATCATTTCCAATAATAGGACCTTTGACTTCAATTTTTGTCATTCATTCTCACCTCCTTCATCAGCTGACTGATAGTTTTTAGTAATTAAATATTTATCTAATTCCGGATTATCTACTCGTTCAGCGCCCAATAATTCTCGAACTTCATTACGATTAAATGAACCAGAGGCAACCAACTTATCTACAGCTTCTGCATTTTCTATAATGTCTTTTTTGTGTATGATTTTGATATGTTCACCTGCTAAGAACTCACTGGAAGTAAATAATTTAGCGTTTAATTCGTCTTCTAGCTTTTTAGTGAGAGGATCAATACAATATTCCATATAAGCTTTCATATTGTTACTCAAGTCTGCCATGTCACCATGCAATAAAGAAGAAGGAATGCCGAGAATACTAGCCACATAATCAATCATTTCTTTACGTAACTTTTTAACTTCATCAAAACTTTGACTATTATTCACGCTTGTTGTTCCAAATTCTTCATAATTGAAGCCTTCCAATTGAGGAACAATCGCAATTTCGTTGTTGCTAAACGAGGCGTAGACTTTGTCAATGTATTCTTGTAGCTTTATTTGTTTATCTTTATCTGCAACGCCTGCCATTTTGAAGTTGACAGCTCCTCGAATTTGAAAGTTGCGCATTTGTGCGCGAATCATTTTTCCAAACAACTCTCCATAATCCTCGAACATCCCATCTGTGAATGCCGACAATCGTTCATTTCCATATTCTAAGAAAATAACATCATCCATGCTGAACTTTCGCTCGTAACAATAATTTTTCACTGTAACTCCTTCGAAAATGTCTGGAAATAACGCAAACTCGTTTCTCACATAACTATCAGCAATTAAAAAATCGTCTGTATCTGAAAGGACAATTAAGCACTCATTATCATAAATTAGCTTATAAATCACTTTCTCCCAAAATGAGCTTGAACTCATATCTGTATTTGGACGAATGTTTAACTTATAATACAATTTATCCCGCACGCTAATTTCTCCATTTTTTAACCTAAAATCAGATTTTGCAATAGTTCTCGCGATATGTTTTACACATGTATTTAAAGCCATTTTCTTTAAATATACTTTTGTAGTTTTGTCCTCTAAAAAGTCTAAATCCCACATCCACTCAATTTCTTTGTTTCTTTTAAACAGTTCTGTAAAGAGTCCCAATTTATCACCTCCTTGTGCTATAATCACCTTAAAATAGGGAGGTGATTATATTGCGTTTAAATCAAGACTGCGTTCGTCAAGTTATGCTAGATATAGAAGAAAGAATGCCTTATGGTGGATATTTAGCCTATGATCAATTGTCAGACTTTAATGCACACAAGCAATTTGGTTCAGATGACGTAAACTACTGTATAGAAAAGTTAAGCGAAGCTGGTTTCTTAACAACTAGAACTTTCATACAGTCGGGTTCTAAATACGATGTTTCAATAGAATCCATTACCTGGCAAGGTCATCTATTTTTAGATAATATCAGAGACAACGAATCATGGAAAAAAGTAAAACAAATAGCTGACAAAGTTGCTTCTGCTTCGCTGTTAGTAACTGCAGAACTAGCAGGAAAGTATGCACTTTCCACCATATCCAAACATTTAGGTCTATAGTTATTCAGCTTAAAATGCAATCGCGTTAAGCATGTTCAATACCTCTTCTACATCAATATCTTCTATTTCATCCGCACGCCAAAGAGCATGGACAAAAGCCTGAAATCCATCAGTTTTACGTCTATGCTCGTCTTTTTTAAGATACTCTTTATTTCCATCCGGTTTGATTTTCACTGCAACATTATTTGTATACCAACGCATTAACGGATTATCTCCAAATACAATACGGTGATTAGCGAATAGTGTTTCAATTCGCGGAGCGAGCAAACTATGAGCTGCACGTGGATTTCTAATTATCTCCAGTTCAAATCCTTCTGCTTCAAACAGCGGACGCATGAGATCCATTCGGAAATTATCTCCGATTACTTTTTGAATACCGTATGTTTCCCGCATTTCAACAAACCAATTGACCACGTGACAAGGGTTGATCGTAGGTTCATCTACAATGGTCAATAATCCCTGTTTTTCCCATTCTTTGATGGGTGGTTTAAGGTTTGCGATATCCAAATATCCTTTTCTAGCAAAAGAATGGGTTTTCCAAATGTAATCGTCACCTGCACGAAACAGCAATCCAACAGCCGCGAAGTCCTTAACACTTGCATAGTCAAATGCACCAATACAAGCTCGGTTTTGCAGTTCTGGCATTTCCCGGTTAGTTGCGAGAATGTCTTTCCAAGGGGCTACTACCTTTTCCAAATCTACTTCTGGAAGGTTCATTCGCTTAGTCATGAACGCTTCTCTACCGCTAGGATTATTTGTTAATGCCTCATATTGTTTTCTAACTTTATTTAGTAAGCGTTTAGAACGAGGACTTAAAGGCTTTTCAAAAGCAGGATTTGCTTTTTCCCACATAGCTTCATTCTTAACTTCCTCTGGATCATCTAGCTTACAAATAAAAGGAAACATGCGATCGTTAAGATTTTCTCCACTTAGAATTGCTTTGCTACGTTCTTCCAACTTGTCATAAAACCCCGCTCTCACAAATCCATTAGTTCCAATAAAAAATTCTCTGGGATTTGCGACTTTGCCAAGTCCTCCAGAGAATACATCAATTATTTGTCTATCTTCATATTCATGTGTTTCATCATAAATAACACAGCCTTCACGACCACCATCTTTAGTTTTTGCATTTGACGTTTGAAATTTAAAAACACTGTTGGTTCCTTTGCCAATAATCTGTGCTTTCCACGCGTCAAAGCTGCCTTCCAATTTAGGATTTCCGTCTATTGTATTAAATACTTCTTTAAAACTAACTTTCGCTTGGTCTTCAGAATTCGCTACTACCGAAACATCGTAATTGTTAATCCCATGTAGCGGACTTATAAAATAATTTGATAATGTACTTATAAACCCGTTCTTACCACCACCGCGACCAAGGGTTATAAAGAACTCTTCATAAAAAAGTTCATCGTCTTCTTTAAAATATAAAAAAATAAATGGTGCAATAAACTTTTCCCAGTTGTCCAAAGGGAAGTACCATTTTTCACTAAAAGCAATATAATTTTCTATTTGCGTCTCATCAAAATATATATCATCTCTACTAAGAACATGTTCTTGCAAGTAATTTATTAGATCGATTCGCTCTTTATTGAGTAGTATTTTTCCACTTTTATACGACTGTATATAGTTATCAACGTGTTTATTTGATATCATATCAAGTCACTACCATCTTGATTATCATTTTCGCCTTTGAATATAAAAGACCGTTCAATAGATAATAATGAAGTGTTGATTCGATTTTTTTCTTGTATTGCTGGATTAGTTTTCGTGAATTTTTGCGAGCCGTTTTCGGTAACAACAACAGCACCATCAATTTCAATACTGTTGTCTAACTCGTAATATATACGTATTAAATTAATATAACGATTAACTTTTTCAAGTTCTTTCTGACTAGTAGTATCAATATTTGATAACAATTCTTTTTCCAATTTCTTTATGTTATATTCCACTTTTAACCCTCCCTCCTTCATGAGACTTTTTAATATTTCTGCGGAGAAGACCCCCACACCGTTCCCCAGAGCCAAATTAAAGCGCAAACCTTTGACCCGGGGGTCTCACCATCGTTCATCGTTCACCCATTTATTAATTTTCCTTCTAAATTGAAAGCGATTATGTTTTTTGTTATGACACTTTACACATAGAGTAGTGAGATTATCTATATCAAGCGCAAGTTCAGGATGATGTTCTAAATCCTTAATATGGTCCACATCGAGTCTTTTATGCTTGTCTGGATCATGATAATCAGTAAACACCTTGCCTTGCCTCTTGCACTCTTGGCACTCATAGTTGTCACGCTTTAATACTTCTTTACGTATGCTTACCCATGCCTTTGACTTATAGAATGTATGACGTTCTGCTTGTGTTAGCATCAATCCACCCCTATATAAAAAGCCCAACACGCAATGTGCTGGACTTCATTGTTCTATGTACCCGTAGTTACAAAACCAGTTGACTTCTACGGTGACGAACGTCTTCGTCTTGTCTTTTGTTTCCTCATTTAATATGCTTAGTGCTTACCAATTTGGCTGAGGTATCTACATGCTGCGTACAGCATTAGACTGGATATTATATACTATTTAACAATGATTTGTTCTTAAACACCCCTCACATTGTATACAGATGCACAATGTTCAAAGTCGTGATAAAATTATTGTGCGATAACTGAAAATAACTTAGTAGAGGTGATAAAAATAGAAAAGGAAATCAAAAACCATTATAATAAAATATTAAATGAATTAGGTAAAAAAGTGAAAAAAAAATACAAACGTACTCATGTTGCGCTTGTGGTGTTATATATCATTTTAGCTTGTGGTGTTATTATTATTGCAACTCTTAATAATTATTCTAACTTTATTACTTTTTTATTAATTATATTCCTCGTTTCACTTACATATTTCATAATGTCAAAGATGGAATCGAGAACCTTACATTCTCTTGGGTATAAAAAAAAGAGCGATTATATACAAAGTGAATTAAGAAAATTTCTTATCCAAAGGAAACTTTTTCATAGTAAACTTTTAGAGCCAATCATCGCTTCATTGGATAACAAAGCAGTTATAAAATTTAATCCCGCATTGTTAATATCGTTCTTATTTTTTATGTTTAATCCAATGTGGAATTATTTCATAACCAAACAGTTAGAAGAAAAGATGGCGATGTCAGAAATACTCTCAAACGCGCTTTTACTTCCTATTTTTCTATGTTTTTTGATTTTACCCATCATTACAGTTCGTATAGTTCTTAGATCAACTAATAAAAGCTTAATTTCTATTCTAAATGAATTTGTTTATGAGTCTATTTATAAAGAGCTCAATAAAAATGACTATGTTATTTTGAGTGAAACCAAGAGGTTTAAGTACGAGAAGTGAAGTGCAGACTTAATATATTATTTTATTTGTAATCATCTTCACTTCTCTACTCTATAATACTAGCACGGAAAAACATGTCAAACGGGTCATAAACGGGTCAACTTTTTAATATCCTAGTCTTTCAGCAATTTTATAAATAATCTCTTTCCGTTTTCTTTTTGCTGTGCTTTCACTAATATTCAACTTACATGCAATCCATAACCATGTTGGTCTACTCCTATCCCAATATCTGAATTGTACAAGTTGTTTATCTTCATCAGACAAAGTATTCAATACTGTTTCAATTGCTCTCACAGTATCAGACATCCTTTGTATTTCCCTATCCATTTGTAATAACATCACACGTTGTTCCACTTCATTTGATATCTGGCCAGATGAACCACCGCCTTGATTTTCGTCTTTGAATTCTTGGTGTACTGATCCCATGACGATGTTTGCACGTTTTTCTAGTATTTCTTTTTTTGTAGAATGATAGTAACGAAGTTCATCTTCAATTAATTTATAATGCGCTTGTCGTAATCGTTTTGACATTTAATCACTCTCCATCCACTCAATTAAATCATTCAAATAAAACTGTGCTTTCTTCAAATCTTCAATGCCGTTCTTGTGTTCATAACGCGAAACGTATTTAAGTATGTTCCCAGCAACATAACTCGGATAATCCTTTACTTTAGCTTTAATGTAGTCAAGCGTTTCAATACCGCCCGCTGTGTAATGTGATGGATTATTTACGTTGTCAGTATTTTCGTTTTTTACAGTCACTCCGCCGGCAGATAATGCTTTCATGGCATTTGCAGCGTCATCGAACCACTTCGCAACTTCGTCTTGTTTCACTTTGTATTTTTTGATTGGTGTATCAGGATATACTCTTTCACAATATTCTTTTGACGCAAAACCTAAATTAATATCATATTCTATTACTATTACAGTTTCCTTCTTAAAAATGTTCCAACAATTGTATTCTGTAGGTTTTTCTTTTGTATTCCATTCATATCCTTTTTTCTCCACGTACACCATCAACGCATCAAACTCTTCTTGTGTTTCTGTATGATATAATTTCATTTGTTCATCCTCCTTGCTTGGCATGCTTATTTCTTCAATGCCCATGTGTTCTTCATAAATCCCTTGATTATATTTCCATTTGCGCAAAAACTTTCGTAAGGAGTTAAACAAAATTATCTCCTCCAAAAATCCAACAACATTTCAATTTTTCCAGGACTATGTCTCCTAGATAATAGTTTTCCAATTGCAAAACCATTAAATTTCAATTTTGAGAAACTTTTTAAATTACCAAGGTCTGTAAATATATATTTCTCATTTCCTAATTCAACAATAAATTCATTATTATTTACACTCGTAACATGTTTTTCTTTACTTTGTATAAATTCTTCAAATTCATATTTAGTTTCTGCTTGATTTCCACATATAACAAGAAATCTTTTCATTGTAATCCCTCCACAATCTGCAATGCTTCCTCCGCGCTCCTAGCCACTCCGCATATTGCAGGCGTACTTTCCATTGCTTGTTGAAAGTTTCTCTGCTCTTGCCTTAACTTCCCGATTTCATTTTTCACTTCAATAAAGAACATTTTTCCATCCGTCCCACGAAAACCGAATAAATCTGGAAAACCCTTTGGCAAACCTGTGTCAAAAATACGTCCATTCGGCATTCTAATTTTTCCCACATTGGCTCTGAAAATATAATGTCCTTTTTTTGCTAAGGCTAAGCGTATAGAGTTTTGTATATTCATTTCTGCTGTCATTTTATACCTCCTATATATATTTATTATTCTTTTTGGGACAATAGGGACAAGATAAGAGTTAAATATAGAAAGTAGTATAGGAAAATAAAAATAGTAAAGGTTTAGGAAAAACGGGTCAAACCTGCCCAATGTGTCCCACTTTAAAAATTGAAGTTCATTTGTGAGTATTCATCGTTTAGTTTTATACCTTGGTAAAGACGAACTGACCCACTTTTTTTCTTTTCAAACTTCAATCCCATTTCCCTTCCGAACTTTGTTGAACTCATAACATATTGTCCATTATCTTTCGCCCATTCTCGATACGTATCGTACAATGTCTTTGATTTTATTTTACTTTCCAAATCGGTTTCGCAACAATCCTCAATAAACGCCGTAATAACATCCATTTCTGATTTATATTCATTACTTGCGCGTTCTACTGCTGTTGGTAATTTCAATCCTTCGCGTTGCCATTTTAAACAACCTTCTACAGCCCAATTTAATATACCTGTGAGTTCGCCCTTAAGTTTGTATTTCAAATTTTTATCAACATTATGATCAGGTATCTTCACTGTAAAAGGTATCAAGTGTAATCTGCGCCATATACCATCATCGCGACCGCGAATTATCGGCTTATGATTCGTTGCCATCCAAATTTTGAACTCTGGTGTGAATTCAAATTCATCTTTGTACAAATGCCTTGCAGTAACCTTATCACCACCTGTGAGTTGTTTTATCAACCCTTCATCTAAACGCACACCTTCGTTCGGTTCTGTTGTTGTAACGAAACGTGCAGCATGTAAACGAGCGATATCGCTATTCGCACCACTTGACTGTTGTTTTACCATGATTGTTTGTGGTTGAATATTTGTGGAGTAACTGCCGAACACATCGTTAATAATATCTAAAAATACACTTTTACCATTACGACCATTTCCAAATAATATAAACATAACCTGCTCGCTCGTACTACCTGTGAGAGAATATCCAACGGCTTTTTGAACATAATCAATTAATTCTTTGTCGTGGTCGAAAATATCAAGTAAGAAGCTATTCCATAGCGGTGCATCGATTTTATCTGTGTATTCAATGTGACTAATCTTTGTAAACATTTTAGAACGATCGTGTTCATTCAATCTGCCATTTTTTAAATCAATATAGCCGTTCTGTGTGTTAAAAAAGTGTTTATTTACATCAAATTGTTCTGGAAGCACAGGCATTAAATGCTCAGCTTCTTTTAACATATTTGTTTTACCTCGGTTGCCTCGTGTTGCTTTCAAATGCTTCACAAATGCTTTCTCAATATCGGACTCAGATTCCATGTAAGCAAAATCTTTTTTCATATTTTGAATCACACGATCAGCTAACGTTTTGATAGCACCGGTATTATCAAACATCCATATTTTAGAATTATAGTAATACCACCCCTTATTCACATAAGAATAACGGACCGAGTTGTTATATTCGTCTCTAAAGCGTTCTGCATTCCCCGTATCGTCAAAACTATATGCTTTTTTAGCCTTACCATTATCCAATATTTTTATTTCGTAATCATCAATAGAGTTACCAGGTGAGTAGACATCACTTGTATTTTGAATAGCAACATTTAATACTTTTTCTCCATATAACGAAGCTCCACGTTTTTGATCCCATTTGGATCGCATCAATCCGCTAGAACGAAAAATTTCATCCATTTTTTGATAATCAGCACCTGTCCAGAATGCTAACATATTAGCAAAAGCAAGGTCTGCCTCTGATTGTGAAGGGTAAAGACCGTCCCACATACCATCGTATAGTGTTTTAAACTGTGAACCCTGCTTACTTTGTATAGCTCTTTGAATGATATCGTTAGCTGGTAAATCCACGTGACTCGCTTCCGAATGATTGACGATCGGTGCATCATTCACGCCAATATATTTCGCATGCAAGTATTGAATGCCTGTAGAACCATCGTTTATTTTTGTGAAGTTATTGATTACATTACCTGTCATAACGAAAAATCGACCATCATTGTACATTTCTACGTTATTTTTTCTTCGTCCACCATCGGGAAACTTACCTTTAGAAATGATGTGAATACCAGTACCACTAACGGAATACTCCGTATAACTCGCCAGTGTGTGAATAAATTCAGCAACAATGTTTTCTTGATCGCCTAATAAATAATCTTCAATTTCGTCTGCTATATTATCAATATCTACGCCGAAATATGGGGCTTTAAAATAAAAACCTAACCCATCGAACCCATAATCTTCTAAGGAAGCAAGGGCGGTCGTGAAATCCGCCCATGTGCTTTCGTCGTTACTTCTACCGTGTTTGCCATTATTGGCATTCATCGGTATTTTTTTATGCTTTTGTCGCTCTTCATCCCAAATTAGTTTGTAAGCGCACCATTGCTTTAACTGTTTTAATTCGTCTGGTATTCTTTCAAACATTTCCGCACACTCCTAACTTTTAAAATGGAAGGTCATCATCTGTAATATTCATTGGTTGGTTGTCTTGCTGCGCAATATCTTTTGCCGCAAACTGATGATTAGCTGGTCCAGGAATTTTCGATTCAGCCCAACTTTTCACATTGAGATTGTTGTACGTTTTATCGTTATATTCTGATGTTTCGTTTTTCACGGATACGCGGCATGTTTTTAATGCAAAGTCTTCTAATACTTCGGTCAACGAATTGTATTCTTTACCGTTTGCAAGTCCAACAGCTTTACCAATCGTGTTGATTGATTTCGCATTATATTGATTGTTTTTTTTAGCTTTCCAAATACTGTGGAAAATATGCGCATTCTTAAACTTTTGATTAATATCGTTCCGAATAATTAAATCGACATTGATATACTCTGCACCGCTTTGTGTCGCATCTTCTGTTGCGTGATTAATAATTACCTCATAAACTCCATCTTCTACTTGCCCACCAAAAACGTCTTCTGTATCTAATTTGAATACCATTTTTACATTCCTACTTTCGTTTTTTATTTGATAAATCCTAATAGTTTTCCTTGATGGTACGCCCATCCACGTTTGTAATTTTTGTTTTTTGCTAATTCATATAACTCACTCATATTCTTACAGTCACTCGGCTCTCTGTAGTCAAGAGTAAACGATGTTTCGTCTATTTCTTGTAACTCTGCTAATTCATCCACTTCAACCGCCTTCACCTCAACTTTGAATTCATGTCCACAATGCTCGCATTTTTTTGCTGTCTGGCTAACTGTCATAAAACACTCTTTGCAAATTTTCACAGGTGCCTCTGCTTTTGTTGCATTACTTCCTTTACGAGGTGCTAAGGACCATGTTCGTTCCATATCTGGCAGACCGAAACGTTTTACATTACCTACATGGTCGATGATGATAGCTGTTTTATTATGTTTATAACGCATGCCTCTCATGGATTGTTGAATATACAATGATAACGATTGTGTAGGTCTTAGCATAATCACCGTGGAGCAATCCGGAACATCAAAGCCTTCGCCAATAAGGTCAAGATTGCAAAGGACCTTTATTTCTCCTTCTCGAAACCGTTTTATGATGTCATCTCGAATGAGTTTAGGTGTTTTGCCGTCAATATGTGCGGATGAAATGCCTACTGCATTAAAACTCGCTGCCATCTTTTCGCTTTGATATATCGAACTAGCATAAAGAATTGCTTGCTCTCCGTTAGCTAGTTTTTGATAATGCTGTATGACATCGCCCCAAACCATTTTCTTATTGAATTGATCATCAAGACCTGTCATGTCAAACTCGCCAGTTCGTTTAACGTTTAATGTTTCTGTTTGAACGATTTCAGGAGCATAGTATTTGTAAGACGCTAAAAACCGATTTTCTATTAACCATTTCACATTAACTTTTTCGATTAATGTGTCATTTATATCACCCAGACCACCGCCATTTATTCTTACGGGTGTTGCGGTAAATCCAACAACCTTCGCTTTAGAAAAGTGATGAATTATTTTTTTATAGCTATTCGCTAACACATGATGACTTTCATCAATTATGATTAACGAAGGCTCCGAAGTTTTGTTTAAACGTCTAACTATCGTTTGAACCATACCCAATTTGACAAATTCCATATCCACTTCATTCATAATGAGTGTGTTTCTAATTTGGTCAATCAACTCTTTTCGGTGGACTAGGAAAAGAACATTGTTTTTATTATGTGTTGTCATGCGAATTATTTCTGATAAAATGACCGATTTACCTGCACCTACCCACAGGGAGCAACGACGCACGGTCTGTTATATCCCTGTAAAAAAGCCCCCTTTACATCATTTATAATTTCCTGTTGATATTCTCTAAGCTTTAGCATCAATATCACCGATTTTGAATAGGTCTTCTTGTAAGGCGAATTCTCTATTATCTAACTGGTTTTTTGCAAAATTACCATTATTCTCTGTTAGTAGAAAGCCTCGTTGTCCAGTTTCAGGATTTCGTATTAATCTCGCAACTACTGGAACAATTCCCATCACATGATTAACTACTTTTTCTCTAATATCCGGTAAAAACTGATTATAAAGTTGACCACTTTCTAATTGAATTTGTCGTGTATTTTCCCATGCGGTATAAACAATATTTGTGTTTGCTAAGTTATTAAATACGGAAATCATATCAATTAAATGTGTATCAAATATCCCATAATGTTGTAGCTCCGGTTGCCCTGATTTAGTATTTCTTCCATTGAACATTAACCACAGTTTTTGATAATGACTCAAATTATCAATTACTACATTGTCGTATTCATCCGCGTGTGTTTTTGCATATCCATAAAAATCTGCCATGTCTTGCACGGGATTACGAGGATTCAATGTTGCAATTGTGATATCAGGCAACCCACTTAAAACTTTTGACGTGCCATCGCAATCTAACATTAACGTTTTACCTTTTAAGTATTTAATTGTAGTTGTTTTACCTGCACCTGGTTTGGCATAAATCATAATATTAAAATACTCTGACCTCTTCATTTCTTCCGATTGAATAAATTCCAACAAAACCCCTCCTTATCTTATTTGCAATCTTTCTGTTTGAATAATTTTCGCACCCGGTACCTCAATCCCTTTCTTCAAATCATCGCCTAATTTTGTTTTATCTATTTTTTTAGGTTGTTCAATTAGATAGTTCAGTAGTTTGCTTTCGTCTTCTACAATGATGCTAGGCGGGTTCTTCCGGATATCTAATGTGAATAAGTTTGTTTTAATTTTTTGCTTATTGGCAGTTATCATTGCATCAAATAACGATTGTTTCAGTCGCTTCACATTATTATTAATAGTATTTTTCCGTTCAGCTAAACGCTTTGTTTCTTTTTCTAAGATTAGCGATTGACCTTCTAGCTCTTTAATAACAAATGCTACGTTTTCAGCTTTCGTTTCTAGTTCATCATCGATACTTTCAAGGGTATCTTTTAGTAATTCTGGATCAAGCTGTTCAGCTAAGTTCAAGAGTTGTTGGTATTTATCTTGGATCGAATATAAGGTTGGCATGTTAGTTATCCCCTTTCAAAAACGCTGTTGCTGTTATTTTGTCTTTTGATGCAGAATACCACTTCACATTGTTTCTTTCGTCAAATTGTGGCTTATTTACATTAGATACAAACAACTTAGCTTTATCTATATCTGCATTATATATACTAAAACTTACTGCATCTGATTGTTCATATAGCTCACTTACTAATTGACTATTCCTATTTTCTTTTACTTTCTTGACTTGAGTTGCTGGTATGTTAAAGGATGAAAATCCGTCTTCACCTTCGACAGTAAGCAAACCATTGTTATTAATCAGAACATGAAACTGCTCTCCGTCGACACATAATTCAGCTACACCACTTCTATCCTGCACCTCTACCTTATCGCCAGCAAAAATACTCATTTGATCGCCTCCAATTCGTTTTTATAGTCCCACATATCTTGCGATAATTTATCCAAACCAATCGCGAATCTTTCTAGGTCTTTTGGTGTTTTAATGATTGATTTACTCAATTCTTTGCTTTTTCTATGAAGTAAACTGTTTGCTTCGTTGATAATGATTTGTTTTGTCATTTTTTCATACCTCCTGTTTTTTTATTACTACTTCTAAAAACTTTTTAACTTTACACATAATAACCTGTTGTGAGATACTTAACGTAAAAAGGATGATTAGAAATATGATTACACCAAACTATGATGGTCAAATCAAAAAAGTGTTAACTGAAATACGAGATAAACATTTTCACGAAGATAATTCTTTTCCTGAATTATCAAGAAGTGATTTGATGGATTTATTAAATGATTGTGAATATCAAGGTTATCTGTCATATAAATCACAGAAACAAAAGCTAATTATTCCATATATGAACGGAGGATTTGCTTTACACCCGTCAGCGTTTGTCACTCGTAACGGTCGAAATTTCATTGAAAAAGGAGATGAATCAATAGTAATGCCTACACATCAATTCAATATCAACAATGTTTATGGTTCTTCATTTGGCGATAATAACTCTGTTACAAATTACTTCTCCAATATTACTATCGAAGACTTAAAGCCACTTGTTGAAAGTATTGAAGACCCTACTGACAAAAAAGAAGGAACAGAGTTAATAAAGACTCTTGAGACAGAAGATATTAAACCTGGTTTTCTTAACCGATTTGACAAATTAGTAGGAAAATATCCAAACATAGCTGAATTAGTCAGTAAAATTATTATGGCAACCGTATTTGGTAATTGAGGCAGATATTATCTGCCTTTTTTTATCTGCAAATACTACACGGTTCATCATTATTTGCTCTCCTCCTTCACCTTGCTTGCTTTCCACGTCTCTCTTATCTCGTTTTTCAAATCAGGGTCAACCGCTAACTGGCATTTTAAAACGTATAAAAATGGTGGTTTAGTGAACATACCTGCTGTTGCAACATGATCAAAAAAATTATTTAACTCTTCCTCCGTTTCAGCGATTTCAAATATTTGGTTAAGTTCTTTTTCAAAAAGGGTCATATAGATGCTTCCTCCTTCAAAATAATACCTAGAACGACAAATCCGTCTTTTTGTTCATAATCTGTCATGTAAACTACTTCAACAACGGTGTAAAGACCTGTATCCATGTCATCCCATTCGCGTAAAATCAAAATATCTCCTACCTGGAAGTCACGGTCATTTTCTCGAATTTCTAACGTTTTACGTCCACCCATAACAGCTTTGAAATATTCGGGTGTTATTTTTAATTCGTGTGTTTTAGTCATTTTATAAACTCCTTCCGCACATTGGACAGTAATTGATATTCCTAGCTGTTAAACCGTAGTAGCTGAAAACTCCTAAGTTGCCAGTGCTATCTAGTCTAACAACACCAGGTTCTTTATACTCTTCATCAAAACTTAGTAAAGGCTCATTATTCATCATAGAATCATCATTGCAATACTCACACATTATTCCGCCACCGCTTTCAAACTTTTAATTATTTTTAGTATCAACACTAGTACTACTCGTTTTAAACGCCTTGCCTGAAAGGAATAGGTTTGGTGTTGCTTGAACTTCATTCCGCCACCTCTTTCTCGATAGACCAACCAGAGTCAATATTACTGCCTAACCAGTCGTCGTAAGCTTCTGTAATCTTTTTTTCTAATTGTTCAGGTGTTAATATATCGAACTCAATATTCAAGTCCGCTTTCAAAAGAAATGTTTCTGTTTCAAGCGATCCGTGCATACCAGTAGAAACGTAGAATCTTACTTTTTTGTCGTTCATTCCGCCACCCAACGTTCTTTATAGACATCATCTACTTTTTCTAATTGACCCGAATACACTAAAATGACTTTTATCCAATCAAGACTATTCCAAATTTCCTCTGGATTAGTCGTGTTGTCATGAGGGTGGATTCTTTCCCTCATTTCTTCTATTGCTTCATAATAATCAAAACCTTTAAAATATGGTCTGCCATCTTTAGGACTTGATAATAAATCACCATATTTAGGGCTATAAATGTAATCAATACTTACTTCGCAACAACACCCTGCTGTCCAAACGCTAGTCCCCTTATCGTCAAAGTTATCTGTCATCGTAACGACTGGTAAATCAGGGTTTTCGATAATTAAATTTGCTAATTTTTTCATTTCTTCTTTTTGTCGTTCATTTACTCGTTTCATTCCGCCACCTCCAACAATTTATTAAAATCTGCTTCTCTAAGAATCTCCCAGAGTTTTTCGACCACTGGTGATCGCCACGCAGTCATTGCATAAGTGTGTACAGTTGAATTATAATGATGCCTATTTTTTTTGATGTGTTCTAAAGCTTCCTTATGAGTAATGAAAAATGTGTCTTGTTTTACTACGGCTACTTTTGTAGCTGAGTATCTTGCGAAGTAACCATCTTCGTTAAAATCGTCTAGAAGGATGTCGAAAGCATCATCCAGCGTTTCGCAATCCTTTACTCCATCAAATTCTGAACCCTCGCTTAAAAATTCCAGAAGTTCATCAAGTTTTTCAAATTCCAAATAATCGCCATCGCTGTGAATATATAGCGTCTCTTCTCCGAAATCTGAATCAGTAATTTGTTTTTCGCACTGGCGTATTGCCCAAAACACAGGCGATGCGTTCCCACAGTTTGATTGTGTGTTTAGTTCTTGCTGCAACTCATTTAGAAATGTTATATCTTCTTTTTTCATTCCGTTCCCTCCAACAATTCCGGATTTTCATGTATGTTACCGTAAATCTCAATACTATCAGCAACTTCCCACAAGTCCTCTGCGATGTTTTCCCACACATATAGGAACTTACCTTCTTCAAATTTAACAACGTCGTAGCACTCATTGTGTTCATCCCAGCATAAGTCCCTTTCAAAAATCTTCTTGCTGTTTTTGTCTTTTAAGCCTGTGTATTGCCCGATTGTTTTTTCGTCTATCGCGTGCATGTTATTAATAATAAAATGTGCATAAGTTAATGTGCTAGCGCCTTTTCGTTCATCTGCAAAAATGAAAGTAGCGCTATCCTCAAACTGCATTAAATTACCGTAAATCCATTCTCTGTTGTCTATTCGTTTACCTCTAAACTCAATCTCTCTCATGCTTCACCCTCCGCTTCCTCAACAGGAACAGCAAACTGCCAATAACGTTCGTCCATTTCTTTTATTTCAGCTTCTGTAAATTGTGTTTTAAAAATGTCATTTTGCACACTATTATTTAAAGACTTACACCCATCACTTCGTACATTTAGATAACACTTATTACCATTATTAGCATCAACAAATTTCACATAATAAAGCGGTTCTTTCTCGACTTCGTAGCCGTCTTTCATTTTGATAAGCGTTTCAACAGGCTTTAGATTGTCATTCTTCATAAAATCATAAAAATCACTTTCACAGTCTTGATCATCCCAATCGTAGATATATCCCCAAATGCTGTACTCTAACTTGTGCCTATGCTGTTCATACCAATCAGCTACAAATTGCGGAACTTTTAAAACTTGAGCCGGAGAAAGCAATAAGTCTTCTGCGACCCAAATGGTTTTATTATTTTCGTCAAATGTCATTAGATAGGATATACCGAAAGGACTTGCTTTTATTTCAGTTACAACACCTTTTGTCAATTTTCCTCCGTAAACGAACTCTGCTTTATCGCCTTCTTTAAATCTCATGCTTGCTCCTCCTCTAATCCGTCAAAGTGTTCATACGCATCACCATCGAAATCAGCATTATCATCAGTGTCTATAAATTCACCGCCTTCACCTTTTTCGCTATATCCGTAAATTGTAGGAAATTTATCTAAACAATCTTTGTGCCAAGTGATCCCATCAAAAACAATAATTTCATCAAACTTTGTAAACGTTTGATCACATTCTTTACAAATAACAGATTCTTGTTTTGTCGCGCTTTCGTCTAAAATCAATTCCTCTCTACTGCAAAACACCACATCGCTAAAGCCAAAATCAACCGCGCACTCCATTTCTGGTGGTCTAAAATCGTTAATGCTAACTATCTTTCCAGATACGTTTTTATCTTTAATCCAAGTGACTTTATCTCCTACTTTGAAATTCATGTTTGTTCCTCCTAAACCCATTGTATTCGTTTGTCTTCTAACGCTGGTATGTTATAACAAATCCAACAACAACCGCGGTTAAACGATGTTGAATGTCCTAAAAACTTAATTCTTTTCTTAAATATCAATATCGCTAGTTTGTCGCTATATTGTTCGAATATATTTGCTCGTTTCTCCGTTTCGAGAGTTGAGAGCGGCAATAGTAAAGCAAATGATTTTATTTTCTTTTCGTCTATTAGCTGAAAACTACGCTCTATAATCCGATTCTGTTCTGAAAAAGGCGGGTTACTAATCATTAAGTCACAATTAAGGGGTGGTTCCGTTCTAAAGAAATCATTTCCCACATCATCAAAAATATGTGTCGCTTTATATTTAAGATTTAATTCTTCTGCTTTTAATTTAAATTCAGAATCGTAATGATTGAATGGAAACCATAAGCTTTTAAATGATTCGATGTTAATTAAGCTATAGATATCCTCAACAACATATCGCGGAGTTGCAACGTGGTCTTTATCCGCTTTTCTTAATTCGTACATAGTCATAAATTCTTAATCTCTTCTAGCTTTTCAATCAGTTGTTCGGGCGTTAAGTGAAATAATAGGTCTTTTAAAGAACTTTTTCCGTCAGCAAACTTTACAAGTACGAGAGATACAAAATTAGAATCAAAGTTTTCTATCACTCTCGCTTGATAGCCATTTTCAAAGCTATACGCATTTAGTTCTAAGCCGTTATCACTAATCCTTGTTCTTTCTGTGATGTATTCTTTATACTCATTTGCGATTGTTTTCATGTGTTTAACTCCTTGCTCAGCCATATTTTAGTTTCATTATTATCTTTCTTTGATGTCTCATTTATTAATCGTTCTAAAATCTCAAGCTGAAAATCAATTTCTTTCCTTTTTTCTTTTTGATACAACAACATTTCTTTTAATCTGCATAAATCGATTGTATTTTGTACATTCATCTGTCATCGCTCCTTAATGCCGAAATCCATCGTTCCAGTAATCATCTACTATCATCGGATTTTCTATATTCATTCTCTATCACTCCTTGCAAGAAGCATTAATAGTAGTATCAAAGCAACAATCATTATTAATTCAGCCATTTAATATCAATCCGCCAATACTTACTAAAAACGCGATTAACACGGTCAAAGCTAAACAAAACAATGTGCATCTGTCTGATTTTTCAATATATTCATTTCCGTTTTCATCAATACTTACTAGTCCGAAAAATCGTAATAACTTCATTTAAAAACCTCATTTCAAGAATATTTTAATCCACTCCGCTACAATATATGTGACTGATAATAATGCCCCGACTTGGAAACAAAACAGAAATACTAGTAGCTTACTTTCATGTTCATTTAAAAATTTTTTCATTCTCTTATCCCCACATCTGTGCTATAATTAATACAAATATTTTTTTCGTAACTCACAGTTTTAGTAAGCTCTAACTTACTATTTATAGCTGTGGGTTTTTCTTTTACCAATGCCGCTCAATCGAATTCGCAAATCTATGCTTGTATTTTGGTCTCTTCTTGTGTTTTATTTCGTAGTCTAAATGCCGAGATTGAAGCTCTGTGAGTAGATATTTACCCGTTGATTTAGGACAAAAATTTGGGTCATATTTTCGTATTTTGGCAAGTAATATTTCGACTTCATCAATCATTTTCAGACCTCCTTATATACAAATTTTTTAATCAGCCAATCATTCGCTTTTACTGCATCAAATGCCCACGCTTCACGTTGATTTTTCGTAGCCCAATTGCTAAATTCTGCAAGTTCTGGAAAGTCTTTTATGTTATCTAACCACCAACCGTAAGTTCTTGGACTAGCTTGTGCGAATTCTTCTAATGTCCAAACACCATACAAGAAATTTATAGCTCTATGTTTGTTCTTTACAGGACGACCCATTTCATTCGCTCCTTTCGTGAATTTCCAATTCTAAAATTTCAATGATGTTTTTTCTAACTTTCGACGCTTCGCGCTTGCCGTTGATGATGTCTGACAAGTATGCGTTACTAATGTCTAACGTTTTTGCTAAATCCGATTGTTTCATATTAATTGCTTTTAATTTTGCGTAAACTGCAACTGCAAAACGTTGGTGTTCTACTGACATGTTGTAGCTCCTTTCTATAATTTGTTTAATAATCTTATGTGCTGTGCCGAGGCTTCTAGTCTATATTTTGGGTCAACATCTGAGAACATAATCTCCTCTAAAAAATCTAGTTGTCGATTGTATCGTTCTTTCTTGTCCAATTTGACAGTAGGTTCTTTTAGTACGGTGATAGTACGTGAGGCACCTTGTCCTGAAATTTCAACATGTCCTCGGGATTTGAGTTTTGAAATGGTTACTTTTGCATGATTCTCTTGTATTTCACAGAAATTAGCGATATCTGAATTGGTTGCTTTAGGGTTTTCCATTAAGTAAAATATGATTTTATCGTTTAAAGTCATTATTGTTATCCTTTCTTGTTTAGTTTTTCACATGTTATAATTTATCGTGAAAGCGAGGTGATATGTGAAGTGAACTTTTTCATATACAAACATCTTTTAACCGCAATGGTTTTTAAAAAGGTAAGAATAAAAGACACCTATAAACATCTCGATATTATTATCGAAAATGAGTGGCTAAGTAGAGTGCCAGATGGTACATATAGTGAGGTCATGGAATTCCCTATGCCAAATTACAGTGATTATTATGTGATAACAGTAGAAGGCAAATCTCAATTGTTCACCTTTGAATCTAAGGTAGTGACATGGGCTATTTCAATATCTGCTCTTATAATCAGTGTTATAGCATTGTGGCGCTCTCATTGATTAACAGTGGACTATTTTATCAGGATCTGTAAATTACAACTATCAATGAAATTATCGAAACTATAAGCGAACTACGTGTCAATACGAATGTTATGAAATCGTGCCATTCTTCAATCTCTTCATTTGAGGGATATGGTCTTTTATTAAAGTTTGGTCTTTTAGGTATTTTCATTTATTTCCACCTCCTTCTCTCTCACCCATTCTTCCACATGAGAATGGGTGAACAATCTAACCTTTCCGTTTATTTGCTTGCTAGGTAGTTTTGCATAATTCGCCCATTTGTAAATTGTAGGGCATGATACACCAAGGTATTCTGCAACCTCTTGAGCTAACATGGTCTCTTTTATATAAAAAAACCTCCTCCATTTCCATCTAACTTGCTAATTATTTAGCTTATTGTTGACAATAACTAATACATTTGTTAGTATATAAACATAGTTAAACAAGCCTTCTAAAGCCATAAATCGTTGGGGAACGAGTATTTTATGGGGTTGTTTGTTGTCTTGGTTAGCTAAATAATTAGCTTATGGATATATCTTACTAATAAAAACATTAGTTGTCAATACATTTACTAACATTTTTATTAGTTTTATATCAAGGTTGAGGAGAATCGCTGGTATGACACTATTAGATCTAATAAAAAAACTTTGTAAAAAAAGAGGAATAAGCGTCACGATGTTAGAAAATGAATTGGGACTTCCTGATAACACAATATATCAATGGAAAAACAGAATGCCAAGCGTTGAAAGATTACAAGTAGTTGCCGACTACTTTAATGTCTCAATTGATTATTTACTCGGTAGAACTGACAACCCAATCATTGACTCCGACATCCCGCCGGAAGCAGCAACTTTGGCGGCGCACATTGATTCCGCGGCAACCGAAGAGGATATGAAAAAAATTCTTGAATATATTGATTTCATTCAACAAAAATACAAATAGGAAAAGAGATGGCAGTATGTGGTTAGATAAATACAGAGAGCAATATCCTGAACTAACTATCATAGAAGATACAAAAATGGAAAATACTCACAAGGGGCTGTATTACAATAAACATATTTTTGTAAATCCGAACCAGAGTGATGTTGAAATGCGTTGCACATTGGCAGAGGAAGTTGGTCATCATCATTTAACCGTTGGCAATATTATCAAACAGAAAACAGTTAATGATAGAAAACAAGAAAAACTTGCTAGAAATTGGGGTTATGAGTCACTAGTACCTTTACGAAAAATTATCGATGCTTATTATGAAGGATTTACAGAATACTATGAAGTAGCAGATTTTTTAGAAGTGACAGAAGATTTTTTAAAACATTCTATTGAATACTATAAGAACAAATACGGAAATACAGTTGAATGTAATGGCTATGTAATTATTTTTAGAAGTAGCATTCAAATTATTGCTTGTTAGGTATTTACACTATTGTGTTTATATAAAAAAATAATAAAGGGAGAATTGGGATGAAAAAATTATTATTGTTAGTAGGTTTATTAACTGTCTTTAGTTTTGGTCTAACAGCATGTGGAAATTCATCTAATAACGCTAAAGAAGAAAGTAAAGAAGAAAGTACTTCTACTGCAAATGAATCCGAGGGTTTGACTGAGGAAGCGCCAGCCGAAGAGGAAGAAAGCGATAGCGGTATTATTGATAGCGAAGACTATGCTACATCTTGGAGCGATGATTGGAAAGGTCTGCAAACAAAAATAAGTTCAGTCTCTGTATTTAAAGTTGATTCCGCTAAACTTGCAGAGGATGGTGAAGACGGCGAAGGGTTAATTGTTGTAAATTATGAACTTAATAACAACAGTGAAATTGATTTTAACACTTATCCAGATCAAGGAGTACTAGTTGCCGATGGGAAGCAAATTGATGCTTCTATGATTAATAGTGATGATTTGGGTGGCGAACTAATGCAAGGAGTAAATAAAAACGGCGCTGTTGTCTATATACTTCCAACGTTAAATGATGTATCCGATATAAAAGAAATACGATTAACTTGGTCTGCTAATTATGAAACAGATAATTACGAAGAAGATTCATTTAAAGACTATGATGCAAGAATAACACTTAAATAACAAAAAAACGCCCTCCCCGCACAGAGACAAGCGTTTTTAAATATACACACATAGAGTATGCAAATTCATTTTACCATAATTTGCTATACCCTTCAAAAGAACATATGTTCCAAAAATAAACAGGTGGTGGTATTAATGAAGATAAAAAAATTAACAAACGGAAAATACGCCGTTCGTTTGCGCATAAAAGTCGACGGTGAATGGAAAGAAAAGCGTTTGACAGATACCAGTGAAACAAACTTAATGTATAAAGCATCTAAATTATTAAAACAAGTTCAGCATGATAGTAGTTCGTTAAAAGAATGGAACTTCAAAGATTTTTATACACTATTCATGAAAACTTTTAAAGATGGAAAAAGCAGTCAATCTACAATTAATTTATATGATCTTGCTTATAATCAGTTCGTTGATTATTTCGACGAAAAAATTAAACTTAATTCGATTGACGCTGTTCAGTATCAACAATTTATTAATCATTTATCTGCCGACTACGCAATATCCACCGTAGACACCCGGCACCGCAAAATTAGAGCGATTTTTAATAAAGCTGTCCATTTAGGCTACATGAAGAAAAACCCAGCTATAGGCGCTCATATAAGCGGACATGATGTGGCAAAAACAAAAGCACAATTTATGGAAACCGACAAGGTTCATTTACTATTAGAAGAACTTGCAAATTTTCATTCTATATCACGAGCAGTTATCTTTCTAGCAGTGCAAACAGGTATGAGGTTCGAAGAAATTATTGCACTAACAAAGAAAGATATTAATTTCGCTAAACGTTCTATAACAGTCAATAAAGCGTGGGATTATAAGTACACTAATACATTCATTGATACCAAGACAAAAAAATCACGTGTGATTTATATTGATAACTCTACTGCTCAATATTTACAGTCTTATCTTACATGGCATAGTGCTTATATAAAAGAATATAGTATAAAAAATCCACAGATGTTATTATTCATTACCTATCACAATAAACCAGTGGATAACGCATCATGTAATAAAGCTTTGAAAAAGATATGTAATACAATTAATTCTGAACCAGTGACATTACACAAGCTACGACATACACACACAGGCTTATGTGTAGAGGCTGGTATGGATATAATATATGTAGCTGATCGACTTGGTCATGATGATATTAATACAACATTAAAATATTATAGCCACCTAAGTTCTAATTTGCGTCAACATAATCAGTCTATAGTAGATGCTTTTTTCACATTAAAAACAGACGAAAATACCACAAATTTTGCCACAAATACCACAAAAACAACGGAATAA